AGTGTTTGGATTAAAGCGAATCCCCTACGAGCATCGACCAAGGCAGGATTGGCTCGCTTGAAAGAACAGCATGATGAGGCATTCGGGAGCCATGATCCGGCCAAGATCAGAACATTCCGCGTCAAGAATTTGAACATCTGGGTGCATTCTACCGAGGATGGATATATCGGAGAATATATCCACAAATGGGACGAGCTGGCGGTCAGTCCTGAAGCATTTGCCGAGCTGACGCGCGGGAAGATTTCAGTCATTGGTTTGGATTTATCCAAGAAGATCGATCTTACTGCGGACGGTTTTATCTTTGCGCTGGATGATAACCGCGTGGCGCTAACTGCCCGCGGATTTTTACCCGAGGAGGCAGTCACGCGCCACGAAAAGACGGACCGCATCCCATATCGGGATTGGGCGCGGGATGGCTGGGTCATCATCACCCAGGGGGATGTGACTGACTACCGGCGGGTCGAGGCGCACATCCACGATTGTGAGCTTAACAACGGATGGCACGTACACGAAATTGCTTTTGACCCTTATGCGGCGACTCATTTAGCGAACGAAATGCAGGACGATGGATATAGCATGATCGAAGTGCGGCAGACAATGCCCAATTTATCTGAGGCAACAAAGTTGTTCCGTGAGATGGTCGCCTCGGGCAAGATTGTGCATGATGGAAGTCCATTGCTGCGCTGGTGTATATCCAACGCAGTCCAGATCGTTGACAGCAAAGAAAATCTTATGATCTCGAAGCGCAAAGCAGTAGATACAAAACGCGTAGACCTGTTGACTGCATTGATTACTGCCCTGGTGCGTTTGCCAGTTTTGAAAGAGGCGTCTGTTTTCTCTGAGTATGTCAAGACGGATGATTTTGGATTTTAGGATTAAGCAATGATTATTATTTACGTGGATGGGATGCAGGTGCTTGCGCCCGCGGATTGTATCTATATTTCTTTTTTCGCGAGGGATGAAGAATAAATATGAGCGCGCGCCGAAAAATTCGCTTAAGCGCCCGTGAGAAGAATTACATGCGGGCTATTGGAACTGATGCGCTGGAACTTCGGTATGACTATGAGCGGCGATTGAGGAATGCTTTGTTGTGCCTGGCGAAATCAGACCCGCAGTGGATGATGTGGCTTTATGAAAACTTTAAGCCGCGGCAGTGTATCGGCATGACTGAGTTATTGATGATCGAGGCGCGTGCGCGCTGTTTAGTTTTATCTGGCTATGGTATTTACAAGGACCGCCAGCATATTGGCTGGCTATTATTCCGCCATGACTGGCCGTTCACGGATAATGGATCGCTCTCAGCGGGTTGACTTTTACAGAACATTTATGCTAAAATAACGTTGGCATTTATGAGGGTGCCCCCCTCATCCTTGTAAGTGCTCTTTTATAAAATCTAAGTGCCCGCTGAATTGCGGACAATTTTCGGAGTAACGCCCGATACAACTATCAAGTTGTATCGGGCGTTTTTTGTTAACTAATTTTGGAGCCGTATGCCTTCATCGGACGCATGGACACAATACCCAATTGTTGCAATTTTGATTTTAGCCGCTGGAATAATCGCCGTCGCGTTTTATCGCTTATGGCGCGACTTACTTAACTGGATCGAGTCGCAAGACGTAAAGCGATCTGAGGAACGCGAGAAACAGCGCGTCTGGCAAGCGGAACAGGACAAGGTGCGTGATGTGCGCTGGCAGGAATTCCTGACGACGATGCAAAACGAATGGGTGCAGCAGGATGGACGCCACACGGAAGTGCTTAAGCAGTTGATTACAAAAGTTGACGTGCTGATCAATACCGTCAACAGCCATGATACATGGAGCCGGGCAAAGGATAGACTTTAATGATTAACAAGATGCGCGAGATTGCCAGACAAATACACAAAGCCATCGGACTGGAAGAATTCGCATTCCTGCTCGGTCTGGCGTTGCTGTATATCGGCGCATCTGTTGAATTCAGTCATGCGCTGGCGCAGATCGTGACTGGTGCGGTACTTATCTCGGTCTCGATGTTGCTCGTTTTCAAAGGCAGCCATGATTAAGAAACTTTCGCAAATGAAGAACACATATCGCCATCGCGCTGCGGCAGTCCTGGGCGGTGGTCCCAGTTTACCGGCTGATATGGCGAAACTACCCAAAGATTGTTTGTTGATCGCGGTCAACTATCACGCACTTTATTACTGCGAACCGACATTCATGGTCTATAACGATGCGCCCTCAACCAACCCGTTGCAGGTCAAAGCCGTTGAAGAACACCGCGCCATCCATGTCAGTCCTGACCCGAGCACTGACGTAATCTTCGATGTCCCTACTGTATGGACTGGATTTTATTCATCGAATACCGCGGCATGGTTCGCTTTGTGGCTGGGCTGTGACCCTGTTATTTTATGTGGGATGGATTGTTACCAGGGTGAGCAGAAGCATTGCCCGCCATCCACTTACCACTCGAAGATGTTTGATTACCCACTGGACTTTTATATCCGTCCGTGGGTAGAAGATTGCAAAAACTCTGTACCTCACCCTGAACGCCTGCGCGCTATGAGCGGTCCACTGGTTGATATTTTTGGAGCGTATAAATGGGAATCCTAACCAATAAATTCCGCAATGCTTCGCCAGTGAGCGCCCCTAGTGATGCGGCGGGGTTATTTGCCGGGCACGAATTCAGCGGCGGCGGGTATCAGACTGCATCGAGGCAGGTTGTTTCTGCGGAAACAGCAAAGACGATTGCGACCGCCTACCGTTGTAAGAACATCATCGGGGATGATGTTGCCAAAATGCCTTTTCAAATGTTTGTGCGCAATGGCAGAAATGTCGAGCACGTTTCACCGGATGCAGTCCTGCGCAATAAAGCCTACCTCTTGGAAGTTCAGCCGAACCGCTGGATGACTCCGTTTATTTTCAAAAAGACGGTTATGGAGTGGCTTTTATTCTGGGGCAATGCCTACATCTGGGAGCCGCCACAGCGCTACCGTGAATTATTTATTTTGTCGTCCAGTGCGACAACTGCCAAACTGGATAAACTCGGCGATCTGTACTATGAGACCACTTTCCCGAATGGCACGAACGACAAAATACCAGCGGTAGAAGTGACGCAACTAATGATCAACTCAACCAACGGTCGCAACGGTCGCTCAGTCCTTGAGTATGCGCGTGAGACTTTTGGACGCCAATTGGCTACCAAAGACACGCAGTCACAGGTGCAAGGAAATGGGCTGAAAGCAGCCGCCTACATACAGGTAAATTCTGCGTTGGATAAAGACGGCAGAGGCAAGGTGCGCGATGCGTACACCGAAGCATTAAGCGAACCTGCCGGTTTAGCAGTTTTTGACAACAAGGTCAGCAAGTTTGAAACCATCCAAATGAAGCTGACAGACGCGCAGTTTCTTGAAGGCATTCAAGCCAACGACGTGGACGTGATCAACTTCTTTGGCGTGCCTGCTTACAAACTCAACATGGGCAAAGAAGCCTATAACAGCAACGCCCAGCAAGACCTCGACTATCTCAAATCAACACTGGATCCCTATCTGGTGCAATGGGAGCAGGCGGCGCGGTTGCGTTGGCTTTCGCAGGCGGAACAAGGCAATAGCTATTTCAAGTTTGTGCGGGAGTCATTATTGCGCACAGACGCGAAAACGCGCGCGGAATTGAACGCAACCAAGATCGCATCCGGGCAGATGAGTCCGAACGAGGCGCGTGAGATCGAGGACGTGAGCGGGTACGACCAGGGCGACAATTACTGGATGACCCGAAACAATGCAAGCGTGCAGGAGCTGATAAATGTCCCAACCAAATAAAACACCGATCCGCTGTTTTGAAGGCGATGCAAAACCTTACGAACCATTCTGGCAATTTCGTTCTGCGGCTGAAGACAGCGGTCCGGTGGAGTTGGAAATGTACGGCGTTATTTCTGAGTATTCCTGGATGGATGATGTAGTTACACCGGCAAAGTTCAAAGCCGATCTGTACACATTCGGGAAAGGCGGACCCGTGACGCTGAAGATCAACTCGCCGGGCGGGGATGTGATCGCCGCATCTGTATTGCGGGCAATTATGACCGAATACCCTGGCGAAATCACCACGCAGATCAATGGCGTGGCGGCATCTGCCGCGGTGATCGTGGCGATGGCAGGTAAGAACGTGCGCATGATGGACAGCGCGTACATGATGATCCATGACCCGGCTGTCGTTGTGATGATGGCGTCATTGAACATTGAGGATCTCGGAAAATTACGCGATGACCTCAAAGCAATCAAG